AGCTTGAAGCCCAGTAGACACCTTCACTACAACTTCTGAACTAGCTGAACCGTTTGGTGCTGCCAAGCGGTTTTCCATTTATCCCAAAATACTTTACATTCGTTTTGAATTTCTTCGTATAGATCTTCCTTTTCTATTTGCTTTATGAGATTTAAACAATCTTCCCAGGTGTTTTCGCACACAAAAGGAAGCGTGGGTTCTCCGTAAAACACCCCATGCCAATAAGAGGGATGCACGTGCCAATAACCTGTATTTTTTAAACACACAGGTATACAACCCGCCTCCAGTGCTTCGTAAAGTCTAAACGAATCCATACTGTCTTGTCCTGGGGGACAAAGTGCGTACTTACTGTTTTTTAGTAACTCTGCGTATTCTTTTGTACTGAGCCCATCTGCTGCGTTGAAACCGCTGCAAGTGTGCACTCTATAGGGTTCCAACTCTTTAAATTTCTCTATAACAGTTGCTCGATCTTTGTGCGGGGTTCCTGCGAACGACCACGCCAACTCGCGTTTTTCTTTTATCTCTAATTTTTTAACTAAACCTATTTTATAACCAAGCCCAAATATCGACACTTTGGGGTGCCCTAATAACATGGGATTTATATAATTTCTCATCAACCCCACACAGTGAGGGTCGTGGAGCCACTCACAAGGCTCTATAAGATTTTCGTCGCTCAGTAGAACGATTGCATATTTTTTTCCTTTTTGCCTCAGTCTATTTAAAACATCTCTATACGGCACTGAGTGATTACATATCAACACGGTGTTTTCGTCTGTTTTTATTTTATCCTTTTCGAATTCAACTTCTATGTAATCTTGAACTGGTTTAAATAAAAACCGTAACCAATCTATTTCCCACAGCGAGTGATCTTCCGTCAACCATTGCACTCTGGGTTTAACCATGACTTTTTGTGAGTCGCTACGAACTTTAGCGGCTATACCAGTGAACCGCACTACAATTGAAACAGTTTGGGTGCGTTAGATGGCCTGCGGCAAGCATTGTGTTCTGGAGCTTTACCGCGCCTCTGCGCAGAAACTTAACGATGAAGCTTTCATTCGCGATGCCTTGGCTGAAGCTGCCCGCGTGTCTCATGCGACTCTGATCGATATTAGAACTCACTCTTTTGTGCCTCAGGGCGTCACTGGCTTTGCGTTGCTTGCCGAGTCCCACATCTCCATCCACACGTGGCCAGAACACGGCTACGCCGCCGTTGACGTTTTTACCTGCGGGGATAAGACTGACCCGGAATTAGCCTGTTCATTTTTAGCTAAGGCTTTCGAGGCGGCGTCTAACCATATTCTTACTCTTGATCGATATCTGCCTGATTTAATTCAAGTTTGACTCCTTTTAACTAGCTAAACTTTCTTTGAGCCGCACACACTGAGTGGGCGAACAAGATTATGTCTTTGAACTCAAGTGTCTACAACGCAGTAAGGCTCGTAAACGATTCAGGAGAGACATTTTCGACGCTTGGAATTCTTGTGCTTATTGCGGACGCGAGAATCCGGACACTTTAGATCACGTAGTGCCGAAAGCTCGCGGGGGAACAACCGCTAGGAGTAACCTAATTGCATCATGTGCCTGTTGTAACTTAGCAAAATCCGATTTGCATTGGTTTACATGGTATCGCGCCCAAGAGTTTTGGACCCTTGAGCGCGAAAGTAAGATTCTTAAGTGGGTTAACGACAGCCACGAAGCCGTCGAATCCGCTAAGACTTACACCGAGCTGTGTCAAATTCCGTTACTTGAACCCAGTGTCAGTCCTTTGCCAGCCGCGTGACGATACCGGCTAAGATCTCTACCACTCGGTAGTACTTAGCTACCGCTTCGTTATCTTTCTGAGTTGGCGTCAGGTTGACGATCAACAGCGCCACCCCGTGGATGGCGATAAGAATCTCGACCAGATTTTTAACGTTACCTAGTAAGTTGTCCATGTTTCCTGGGACTCTGTACCAAGTTTACTCACTCTTTTATGTAGGTACTGCGGATCCCCATTTCTCCACCTAGTAATTGTTGAGCTTTTGAACCGTCTGGCGGCAGTTCATAGTACTCACTTTTCTGTTTTTTTGTTTTATCCCATTCTTTATGGAGTAGCTCTATTTGTTTATCTACATCCGCTAAAGCTGATTCTATTCGCCACAGTACCCAGTCATGTTTGCAATAAATTAATATCATTTTTATAATTTTATTTCTTTTTAAGCTTTTAAATTGTTCTGTGAGTGCTTTAGTTATTTCGTAGCAGATAGCTAGCCAAAAATTGTAATTAGTTTTTTTCATTGAGCTTGCTCAGTATTAACTGATCTAACTTATCGTTAATATGATTCAAGCGATCTCGAATATCTAATAAGCCCGCATTTAATTCGGATTTCATGGCATAAATCGCGGGAATTTCGCCAACCTTATTTTCAACATCCTCTAATCGTTTTTTTATTGAGTTAAATCGGTCGTTAATGACGCCCTGTCTCTGTTGATGCGACCATGTCAAGAAACCCAACAGTGTTGCCGCAGCGGCGACTAGAGCTTCCGGACCCATCTGCGTGATTTCACTATTTAAATTTTAAAGGTAGCTGCTCTCGTTACATGCTTAAATTTCTACTAAACTGTGTGTAAACGGCGGATAGATCGTGTCTCAGTTCACTAAGAATCTTGAGCTCAACACTGTAGTTAATAGCGGTCTGACTGATTCTTCTCGACGTACAGGTTCAACTCATTTCGATCAACGCCGTATTCTCGACGCGAGCGGTGTGGTTGTTGTTGATTCATCCAGCCGTACTTACGCCGCTGATGGTTCCTACGGCATCTCCGATTACTATCCGTTAACTGTTAACGCAACCGGTATTCTTCAGGTCGACATTCGGGATCAGAACAGTTGCGGAGATGTGATCATCCTGGATTCCACAGGAACTGAAGTTATGACTGCGGCTCCCTCGAAGTTCAGCAGCCGGAATAGCAGTGTCACTCAGCAACGAATTGCTAGCAGCGGCGCTTATTACGCCTATATTCAGCTCAAGGGTCGCTCTGGTACTGAGTACCGGATCGGTATTGATGTTCAAGTACGGTGAAAATCTCAGTCAAAGGTTTAAGTTTAATCAAGCGTTTTGAAGGTTGTAAATTAACTTCGTATCAGGATATCGGCGGTGTTTGGACGATTGGTTGGGGGACTACAGGCCCTTCCGTAGGCCCCAACTTAACGATTACGCAAGCGCAGGCCGACTCGTGGCTACAGACTCACGTTGATCAGTTTGCGACCCAGGTTACTGGCCTGTTAAAAGTTTCTGTTAACCAGAATCAATTCGACGCACTTGTAAGTTTTTCTTACAACATTGGTATTACGGCTTTCCAAGGTTCTACCCTTTTACGTTTGCTTAATAACGGCGCAGATTCCTCTGTTGTCGCATCTGAGTTTCTTCGTTGGACTAAAGTCGACGGAAAGATTATCGAAGGCTTAAAAAATCGCCGAGAAGCCGAGCGGGAGCTATTTTTAACCAAGGTTTTGCATCCGCTTTTGTCTGCTTCTATCCTTGCCCAGCGGGACACCTGGCTTAAGCGCGAGCCGAAACAAGCTTCGGACTTGGCCGCCGAACAAAAGCTTTTCGTTCCTAAGGGCTCTGCGCACCGCTGGCAAGCCATCACGATGGTGCCAGGGGAGAAGCACTACAAGCTGGTTTTGGAGGCACAGCCCGACCGCCCGTGGTGGATGTGGCCTAATGATTTCAAGATCATTAACGATCCCGCCCCCGTCGAAAATGAGACCGTAGTTCACCCAGAGCCGCTGGTTCTTCCTGTCCCTTACTACAGCCAAAGGGATAATCAGATAGATCCTATGCGTACCTGCTTTTCTAGCAGTTGTGCGATGCTACTTAAGTTTCTTAAACCTAGTAGTATCTCTGGGGATGATCAGTATATTCAGACTGTTTTCAAGTACGGAGACACTACGGCGGCTCCCGCGCAAATCTCTGCGCTGGCTTCTTACGGTTTGAAGGCCGAGTTTCGGCAAGATTTCGGTTGGAGCGATATTGATTCTCAGTTGGTTCGCGGTATTCCTGTACCTATCGGGATTCTTCATCACGGTCCCGTCAGCAAGCCAACGGGGGGCGGACATTGGCTCGTGATTATTGGACGTAATGAGGACAACACTCGTTATGTCGTCAATGATCCTTTCGGCGAGCTTGACCTTATTAACGGAGGTTACGTTTCCACCAACGGTAAGGGCCTCCTGTACTCTAAGAAAAACCTCGGGCCACGATTCCTCGTGGAAGGACCGGGAACTGGTTGGGCTATTCGAGCTTTCAAATGAACTCTCTCGATTGGGATAACGTCGCACGCTGCGCTGATCAGCGCGCTGCGGCCAAAACCTTTAGCTGGGATGAAGAAGACTCTCCTTTAGGAGATTTAACAACCCGAGAAATGGCTCGAATGTTAAGCTACAGAGCCGCCCTTATCGCCAACATGCTGGAGTGTTGGTTTCAACCGTTATGACTTTTGAAGGATTCGATTGGCAAGAAGTTTTAGATAATTGGGATGTCAAGGAAGAGCAAAAGAAAGCGGATTTCCTTGAGTTTTTGTACGATCTATATAAGCCGGGTGACGGGTTGTACACCGGTTTATGGCAGCAGTTTAAGGATGATATCGCGTGGAGTATGCGCGATAAGTTCTTCGAAAAAGAACTGGTGTTCAAAAGGACAGAGCCCTAAGCACCTTATAATTTGTATGTGCTGAGGTTTGTATGTCCCGCGATTACGACAGGGAATATAGTACTTACCATGCGACCGATGCACAGAAAAAACGCCGTGCTGCTCGTAACAAGGCTCGGCGAATGATGGAGAAAAATGGCCGCGTCTCAAAAGGAGACGGCAAAGAAGTTGATCATAAGAACAAAAACCCGTTAGATAATTCACCTGATAATCTTAGAATTAGGAGTAAGACTGCGAATCGGCGAGATCAGTAATGGCGATTGTTCCAGGAACTGGTACAGGCAAGCAGCCCGAGGCCATGCCTCAGATGCAGTTTCCGCCTGGCTTACTTGGCTACAACCGAGAACCTGACCTAAGTATTCGCCGGGTCACGACGTTGGATATTCCGACCCGTGTGGCAGCTCAGCTTGAGCACGATCGGGGTGTGTATGTTCGTCCGCCTGTACAAGCCGTTGAGTACACGCCAGGCAACATAAAGACCAGTCATTATCCGATGGGCGTAGCTGGGTACAACCCGCGTGTCGTCGCAGCTCCTGACAGTGCTGACGATATGAGCCAGGCGCAGTACATGATGTCTCTGGCTCAAAACAAGCCCGAAGAGCGGTTGCGGATGCAGCAGGAACTTTTGCTAATGGCCAAGCAGAATTTTCTTAATACGCGTGCTGTTTCTACTGATTACGCTCTGAATACACATAATACCGTAAATAATCTTATGTCTTTAGCTAAGTCCAAAAAGCAAGGTAACGCCTGATGTATCACACGAACGACTTTCCGATTAGGATGGCCGGGCAGCGCCTGAACCTCGATGCGGTGCGCTTAGCAGGCATTACGCCTTCTGAGATCACTCGTCGCCTCCGGTACCAGGAAGCTTTCCCGAAATCCTGATCTTTCCACGTGGATCCTAAATTCAGGGTGGATGTACTGAATCAAACAGTGCATCCGCAGACTCTTGTTTGGTTTGCCCTTCATCAAGATTATTCCGAAACTTACGTATTTACAGAAAATCCCCCGAACGAATCCCGAGCCGGCGAAGTCATCACAAAACGCTTGCTTGCCGGTGAGCGCGGACATTACGGCCCTCTCGAACATCCCTCCATCACGTTTAGCTGCGGGTTTTTTCCCCACTCCGTGATGCAGCAGGCCCGTACGCACCGCGTGGCCGTATCCTTCGACGTCCAATCGATGCGCTACACCGGCAATCGAATTTGCCAGGTCGCGGATGGTTTGCTGGACATGGAGGATGTTTTCTACCTACGCCCTGTAGGCACCTACTCCGATCGTCAAGGTAAAAAATACACCTACACGGAGGAGCACCGCAGTGAGGATGTGATCCTCTGTAAAGCTGCCGCTCAACGGTACTGCCATATGGTCCGGTACTTAGGACTCGCAGAAGAGCACGCGCGAGGCATTCTGCCCTTTGATTTCCGGCAGCACTTTGTCGTAACGTTCAGCATGCGGTCGTTCCTGCACTTCATGGACCTGCGCAGCAAACTTGATGCTCAGGAGGAAATCCGCAATCTGTGCGACTTGATGTGGCCTCACTTCGCCGCGTGGGCACCTGAAATCGCTGCTTGGTACGAGAAGTCCCGTCTGCACAAAGCGCGTTTAGCTCCCTAAAGCGAAAGCCGGGGTTCATGGCCCCAGCTTACTTCGCCTTCGCGCGTTCTTTAATTATAACAGTTTCGTCCAGGGATCTACTGATTCTTGGACGTTTTCTTTTTTAGGTATTGTCGGTGTCTGCGGTTTAGGCATTGCCGGCATCTGCATGAGGATGCTTTGCATGGTTGCTACCTGCTGTTTGAGAGTCGTATTTTCAGCAACTAACGCCTCCGCTTGATTGCGTGCCCACGCTGTGGCGTTTGCCGTGAGCTGATCGAGTACATTTTCTGGATGCGGGAACTTGTAGAAAGTCCCCCCTTCCGTCAGCACCTTCTGCCCGCCTTGGTTTTCGGCCAGCGATTCCAGAAAAGTCTCGATTCGCTCTAGGTCTACGCCTGTTTCAAATGCGAGCTCTTGGGGGACAAGCATCCCCATGTTTTTCGCGTAGAGCGCTGTAAATTTTTGAGCTACTCGTAAGCTCTCTGCTCGATCTTCTTTTTCTTTTCGTGTTAGTTCGCTTGCTGACGCAGCTCCGGCCAACAATCCGCCAGCGGCCGCAACCGCCGTGGATAGATGAGCAGGCTGAACCAGGGCGACGGTAAAGGTTAGTACACCGCCGAACAGCAAGGTTGCGCCGTTAAGCAGACTCGACGGGGAGTTGATCATGCGCTTCAAAAGCCGGTTTCCAGAGAACACTGTCAGGGTTAGAGGCCCACTCGACCGGAGACGGTAGGCGGTTTGAACCGGCCGCCGCTCGGTCAGTCGAGGGGTCGTACGGCTTCAATCGTAGTCCGGTGAACACGGCTTTGCCATTCACAAACTTAGGTCCAACACCTTCAACTTTTAGCACGTTCCTAATAGTCTCCTTGAGTCGATCGACGAAGCGAGGTTTAGCTGAATGCTTGTATCCGTTTGACTTACAGAAATTGACATAGCTCGCATACAGTTCTGCATATGCGTTTTTGACGAACATACCTTTTTCCGCTTCGTCTGTGTTCGGCCTGAAAGCACCAGCCCCGATCAACGCGTTGCTATTAGGTGCGTACATCGTGCACTCCGCCAGCCACGCTACGTAGGGATTGTTAAAGATCAATGCTTCTAGGTTGGTCGCGTTAAGTGAGGGCACGTGCTTAACGGGGTTGGCTAGCACGTCCCGCATTTCGTCGAAGGGCATGTCGAGAGCCCATGAGACCACACCGCTAAGCTCGGGAACTAGGTCGCCTTCCAGTCGATCCGCGTAAATGTTCAGCAGATCTCGCCGTTGGGAGGGCGGCACTACTTTGTCCATGATGATCGTCAGTCGACGACGCTCCAGACCGCTGCTGATGTCGGAGGAACTGATGTGCTCGTTAGAAGCGATACATACTAATACCTCGGGTTTGAAGTTTATTACTTCTTTTCCGTACTTACGCTCTGCTCTTAAGGTATCTGATGCGGATGTAATTTTTTTAAGAACGTCTAAGCGCTTGTTGAAGTTAGCTTCGTCTGTAAGCAGCAGAAGCTTCTTACCGATCAGGTTATAGCATTCAAACTTGTTGGTTTCGATTGTTTCCAGGTTGCTGGTGTGCGTGCCGGAGAACCCAGCCAGCGCGATCAGGAGCTGCTGCATTGTCGATTTGCCGGTTCCGCCCGGACCCACTAGATGCAGGAAACGCTCGCCCGTCGTGTAGCCGGTCAGAAGCGCACGGCAGAATGCCCGGATGATGATTTTCTTGTCTTGCCCAATGCAGGAATCCAGCCACGCGTGGAAATTCGGGCACTGGGCAGCTTTGTCATACGGGAATGCGAGCTTGCTGCGAAGGTAGAGTTCCTTCTGGCAACCTTCTTGGAACCCCATCGAGTCCCCGTTTAGCACACCGTTTTTAAACGGGATCTTGCCTTTGCTGCTGCTCCAGATGGATACCCGACCGCCGTTAACGGACTTAAGTAGTTTGCCCTTCAGAATCTGAAAAACTGAGCTAACGGTTGATGCGCTGTAACGCGGCATCACGCCCGCGGTCACAAAAGTATCCAGTGTTTTTATAATTCGTCTTTTGATGTGCTGTTCGTCCTGTACGTACCAGATACCCTCGTCTAAGTCGTACGTGAAGAACTCGTCCAGAGATGAATCAAATAGAAATTCGTTACCGTAGTTATTTACGATGATGTCTGCGACATCGTTCTCGGAGAACTGACGATTTCCTTGCTGCAGCTGCACCAGCTGAGCTGGAGTTGACGGCGTGGAAGCCATGGGATCTGGGGGTGTTGATGTTGGTGTTGATGTTGCTGTCGGCTTCGCATCCATCTCTCGAACGAGATCGTCGAAAGTCAGGACGGAGTTAGTCGGCTTGGGCTTCTTTGACGCAATTTCTGTACGTACTTTTTCCGTACAGGTGGTCTCAAAGATTTCTCGATGGGTGCTCTTGAGTCTTTTCCATGCAGCTAGAGACCTGTCCTCTGATGCCATGACCACGGCGGGCTGCAGAGCGTCTGGATCTGTGATGCTGTTCAGGATCCGATTAAATTTGCCATCCAGCACAGGGTCGTATTCGTAGATATTCTCGAACACCCGGTGTGCGATTGTCAAGGGGGGTTCGCGTGTTGCAATCCCCTGAGCGTTCAGCCAGTTGCTCCAGCCGATGATCTCCTTCAGGGCTATCGCCAAGGCGAAGGAGCGATCCTCCACTTCCTCGCCGTCCAGCATCGACCTGACTGTTCCGCTTACTAAGCGCTCTAGGTCGACTCCTTCTGGAGACTGTTGAGTGCTCAGGTGCTGCTCCGCGTCTCTCGCGGTCTCTTCCGGCGGAGGCAGCGTGGCGTAGACCGCATAAGCTTCGTCAATTTTTGAAGCCGGTATGAATCTATCTGTGACTACCAGTAAGCTAGAAGTTCCCTTTCCGCCGTAAAATAAATTGACGGCTTGGGTAGCACGTCGGTCTGATCCTGGTATTTGCTGCGCAATATGCCTGGTGAACCACTGGTAGAAGCCAGCATCAATAATTGGCTTCTCTAAACCAAACACCAGTCGGAATCTGGGCCACGTCTCTGTGTGAGACGGAGATAAATAAGCAAGACTCAGATATTTGTCACATATATCCAGCTCTAGTGCTTGAGCTACGTCCAGTTCTTGTTTTTGTATCTTGTTGCCGTCTTTATCTTTCCCGTCTGCTTGGTTGTCAATGTCGATGATTATGACACCGGCTTTGATTGCGCCCGTGTTTCCTTCACGTCTTCGTCCATCGACCAGATGCCAGGCACATAAACCAGCCTGCTGCGTGGTGACAGCGTCGGCTAGAGCCGCAATGTCCTTCTCTTGGGGAAGCCAATTGTTGTTGAAAGCGGCAAAGTTGCCTCCTGCCGCAATCTTACCCGTCGCAGGGTTGACGTACTCAGAGACTGCGTAGTTGATCGAGAAGAAAAAGTCCATGGTCTCCTGACGTCAGGTCATTCTGCCATGAAACCCCTTGCGGCGCAGTGGAAGGCGCCCTTAAGAAGGTGTTTCACTTGTTGACAGATTCATAAAATTGCCGCAGGACCTGCAGCCATTGTTCGATATGTTTTTCGACTTGAGCCCTGCTGAAAGTGAAAACTTGAACAGGATATTCCGGTAATGGCGTCGACACGATTATCTGAGTTTTGTCTACTTTTAGGTCCAGACAAGTTTCAGCTGCCAGTGTGTATGCAGCTAATTGTAGTTGTGTTTTCTTTAACTTAAACACTCCGCTTGTTAAGGCTTTTTTGACATTATCTGGAAGGTTATCTTTAGCTTTTGGGAAGTTAGCTGAATAAGGACCTACTGAAGTTTTAAAGTCTCCCAGTATTATTTCTCCGTTTACATCCCTGTAGATAATGTCGCAACAACCGGCATATCCGTGCCCCGTACTCTCGTTGTAATAATGGATTCTGCCTACACCGTCCTCTCCGACGTACCGAGACCATTGCGGCTGGTTGTACGGTTTTTCGCTCCAGAGGACAGTTCCTTCGTTTAGCAGATCGTCCAGTTTTTCTGGCATACCCTTCCAGTATGCGAGAACGTCATCTCCAGGGTGGACGGCAAGCCCCCTGATGTAATTCTCTACCGCGTTGTGAATAAATGAACCTCTTGCAGCTGCGTTTTCTAGCGCACCAGGATTCATTAGATTCCAGTGCGCTAGTTTTTTCCGCGTTTCCTCGGTTTGCGTGGCCGAGAGGACACTCGTAACAGATGGAAGAGGTTTGGGTACTCCTGCGCAGTTGTAGTGCCGTAAACCGTTTAGAGTAACTCGTGTTTGGGACACACTTTCGTGTCGATTAACCTTTAGTTTACTATTTGAAGTCAGAACGACATCTGAAATGGTCGAGAGTCTGTATCTTCATCATCGTCGTCATCTTCTTCGTCGTTTCCCACACTGTCTTCATCTTCGTCGGAATCCAAAAAGAATTCAGATTTTTGGTAGTCGAAGTCGCGGTTGTGGCTGCTCAGCTCTTCGGCGAGGCAAAGACCTGCGCAATAAGAGTCGGTAATAATCTCCGCGCACTCAGCGGCAGATCTAGCGGTTCCCTCCGGTGAGACACACTCCTGGAGAAGTTGGTCGGACACCAGTAGGGCTGTGACTTTTTCGAGAAGTGTATTTGTTTTTGTGAGTTGATCCAGAACATCGCGTTGGAACTTGTCAAATTTTTGCCGCCGAGTCATTGTCATGTTAAAGAAGGCAGAGGGTCTACACGATCCCAGTCCAGACCAAAGGTTATCTGAGTTCCGTCGTGCCACTGCTCGGGGCGTTGGAAGACAAACCAGCAGCTGGTGACGGAATCCCGCGTGGAACCAATGGCGCGAAATTTGGGACGCGGATTAAGGACAATCATATTGCTGATCTTGTTTGCTAACAGAAAGCTTTTACGTTTGGCTACTGGTTCTATGAACGACAGTCGGTCTAGTACAGCTATGCCTTGTGTTGCAATTTGGATGCCGTATTCAAGTATATACTCTGTGTAGTCTCCTAAGCCTGTTGTTGCTGCTATGACCCAATCAAACTTTTTCTCTTTCTGACCGACCCACCAGACGGGATCCATTAAGTTTGTTTCATCCTTGTTTTCAACGACGTTAAAGTTATGACGTCGCAGTTGGTCACTCAGTATCGACAATGGATCAAATGGGACTAAGACTGAGCCTGTGATAAAACTGTGTTTTATGAGCGCGTGGGTGACCCCGTTTGGGAGTTGATAAAAAGAATCTGCCATTGGTCGGGTTGTAGGACTGTCAGAGTTTAACCAAAATTTCCGGTCTACCCGGTAAATGCTGCCTATTATGACGTCAGTGCATTCTGTAGATTATGTTAAATCTGGAATGGCTGAACACGGAACAAGAGTTTTTACATAAGCGAGTTTGCGGAGATTTTGCCAAGCTCGACCGAGAACAAATGAAAGATGTTTTTGAATCGGTGCATAAACAGTATTTAATCAGGAACAGCTTGTTTTCTCGTTTGGCCTCTTGGTGCGCCCGCAACGGAGTGGTCTTGCCTGCCTTTGAGGAGTTGCTTTCCCCGAAAGAAGTTCAGCATCCGACTCCCTTGGAGGAATAAAAAAAGCGGTCGTGAGACCGCTTTGTACCTTGGCTTTCCTTAACGTTAGCTCAAAAGTCGATACCTAGAGCTTTTGCTTGTTCCGCCGTAAGTTCGATTGGTTTTTTCGCCTTCGCACTAGGTGGTTCGTTCTCGACTTTTTCGTCCGCTTCCGCAGACTTCAGAGCCTTTGCTGGCCCTGCGCTAGCGAATGAACGTTCCGGGGGCGCGCCTCGCTCGGCAGCAAATCGAGCTTTGATCTCAGTGTGATCTGCACCCAAGGGCAATTCGACCAAATCTGAGCCGGGGATGTGGGACTTGAGTGCCGATGCACACAGAGTGCCTCCCTTGTCGACAAGCCAACTGTTAACGTCTTCAATCAATTTGATTTCCTCCTCGTTCGCCGGCGGTCTGTCGGAAAATTCGAGAGCATTAAAATTGATCTTCGCGCCATCGGCGCCGGTCATTGGATCCCGCTCATTAAAGCTGCGAGTCACGAATTTCGTCGTGGTGATCACCGACGCGCAGTTGATTCGATTGTTGTAGAGCGTCTGGAAGTAACTGATGAAGTTCTTCTGAGAAGACTTGCCTGAAATCATCGAAGTCGTTACGCAACGCGGAGGCAACAACCTGTGATTTGGGCTGACTCCGATGTAAGCAATGCGCAGAAATTCTTCTTGGTTGCGCATACCTAGGTTGCCGAAGTAAGGAGTAAATCCCACCAGGACAAACTCAATAGGGATTCCGTTGTCGTTCCTATCAACAATCGCAGAGTCTGGGTCGACATCAGATTTCCAACGTCGAGCCTGTAGATCTATTCGAAGTGTGTGCGGCGGTACATTACACAGAATTTCGTCTTGGGAGAATTGACCAGCAATGAAAACCATGGTTAGTACTTAATCAGAGGGAGAAGTCAATAGAACCGATAGCAGCAGCAGCTACTTTACCTTTTTCAGGGTCGACAGCTTTTTTTGGAGCTTGTTTAGAGGACTTGGGGAGGTAGAGGATCTTATCTACAGTGTAGTTGAGATAATTCCTATCATCCTTTTCACTTGTTGAGACCTTGCCTACTGCGATAGTAGGTGTGCCCGGTGCGAGTTCAGAGAGCTGTTTAGACAGTTCACCCCATGCTGTCATCTTGAACCAAGCTGTTTCGTTTTCTTCCGTTTGCCATGCAAGTGAACGATTAGTTACCGTCGTATCTGAAAGTTCTACTTCATCGGCTTTAGGGCCGAGACCGCCCGTCGCCATGAAAACGTTGATGGCGAGGAGATCTTCGAAGTTATCTTCTGTCACAATCAACATGGGTTGCATTTTCAGCACACCGTCAATTGTTGGTTTAGTAGGTCCGAGTGCGAGAACGGTTTGTCCTACTTCGAGTTTTTTAAGTAGTTTTCCTACATAGTGACTTGCTTGTTGGAGGAGTTGAAATTTTGTTTCGACTCTTTTGTCATTTGACGGAAGGGATTCGGCTAGAACGTTCACGATGCCGTCGTTATCATCCGCTGCGGCGGTGATTTTCAGGCCCATTAGAAACAGATTCATTGCTTAGCTGTCTGTAGATGGTTGATCGGTGGACTTTGAGAGCCGCGGCGATCTGGGTGACCCCGACGCCTTGGCCCCGGTAGGCTACTACCAATTTTCTGTCACCGCATGAGATTTTCTCGTTTTTGCCCTGAACGTACGTAAAGTGATACGGATTTACACATTGTTTGCAGAAACACTTCGGTTTTGCTGTGACACCGTCTTTGGGTATATCTAAGTATTTAAGAATTATTGTTCGGATGTACTGTCTGGAACCCAGTACGTAGGTGCACGGAACCCCATTTGTAAATTTTCCTCCCCACTTGCAACATTCACCGTGGGTGAAATTGTTTTCAGCTAAGTCTTTGAAAAGCTGCGCCAACAGATTTTGTTCGCAGCTTCCATAGCTGAGATTGTACCTCTCTGCTCCTAGAGCTTTCGATATATCGCCCGCCTGTGCCTGCGCGTGTCCGCTGTCTTTTGCTGTTATCTGTAGCTCTAATTTTTTGTCTTCTTTTACCAGGGACAGTATGTAATTATCTTTAAAGACCATAAGGCGAGTTTTTAGCAAGCTTACTTTCGCTTGCCGCCACCGCCACCTCCGCCGCCTCCGCCGCCGCCACCTCCGCCGCCGCCTCCGCCGCCGCCTCCGCCGCCGCCTCCGCCACCGCCGCCACCGCCACGGTTGCCGCCACCGCCACCTCCGCCACCTCCGCCACCTCCGCCACCTCCGCCGCCACCGCTAGGTGCAGGAGAAGGAGCAGGTGCCGGAGCAGGTGCCGGAGCAGGCGCTGGTCTTGCTGCCGGTGCGGCTGCTGGTGCCGGGCGTGCTGCAGGAGCTTGACGAGCAGGTTCTTGTTGTTTCGGTACATTAAATTCTTTGTTTTGTTGCGCTGCTTTGTTTTGCGGAGCTTTAGCTGCTGAAGGAGAGGCGAAGAGCGTGGGAGCTTTATTACTTTGTTGTTGGCCTCCGCCAGCGGGTTTGACGGTGAACCCACCGTCTGCAGCTGGTTTAACCTTGATGCCGAGTTCTTTTTGCGCTGCGGCTGAGGGGGCTATTGCTGATCTCGATGCAGCTTTGATTATCTGATTCTCGGATAAACCCTGCTTCTGTAAGTATTTAATATCTTGTGTGTTGAATCCCGCTCCACCTCTTTTAGCTAAATCAAATGTTTGGCCTGCGACTTTAACAATATTTGTTTTTTTAGCAGGAGTCGTTTGCGTTTGCGTTTGAGTTACTTCGGGGGCGGCTTCTTCCGAACCTAAATAATCGTTTAAGTAATCATCCAAGTAAGACTGAAAGTCAAACTCTTCGTAGCCTCCTTCCTCTCCTGCGCCAGTATCTCCGTAGTCTCCAAAACCGCCAGAGTCTCCGAAATCGAAAAAAGATGTGTCAAACTCACCGCCGGTTAAATCTGAGTATTGTTGACCCTGCAAGCTTTGCAGCAAATCATCAATACCTAGTTGCTTACGTAAATCAGCCATTTTCGCAGCCGTGGCCTCAGTCGCCGCCGCTTTTTGTTTCGCTATAGCTTCTTCCAGCGCTTTTCGCGCTGATTCGCGTACGGCAAATCCTTCCTGCCTTTCCGTCTCTGACGAGGGACCTATTCGCCGACTTCCTTGGAGTTTGAATACTCCGGTGTACGCTTTTTCTTGAACTGCCTTAGTTAAGTCCGTCCCTGTTGTTTCTGGCAGTGTTCTGGGCGCAGATGCTAGTCGCCGAGCCATATTTATTTCCTCTTACCGCCTCTTGCTGCTGGACGTGCTGCCGGACGTGCTGCCGGACGTGCTGCTGGACGTGCTGCTAGACGTGCAATTGGTGTCGATGCTGTGCGAGCAATGGTTTTTCGCGCCGTTGTGGTTAATGTCTGCGCCTGGTTTGTTGCAGTTGGTTTGGTGCTGCTGGCTCTGGGCTTCAGTTGATCAATTAGTTTTTGTGCTGATGTGGAAATCCTCTGACCACCCGCAGCAGCTTTTTTCGAAAGGTTTTTTATTTGCGAAGCAGTCCAACCTTGCTTTTGTAGATACCGGATGTCGTCTCCGCCTAAAGCCGCACCTCCTTTAGTGCCTAGGTTGTAGTTTTTACCGCCGACGTTTAATGTTGCTCCTTTTTTAGGTCTAGGTTGAGCGGGGCCGCTCACCGCCGCATTCACCGTATCCTCCGCCGTTCCCTCCGCGGCTTGCTGCGGCATGTATTGACTCAACAGATTCTCCCAATCCGGCATCTCGAACTGAGGCGTCTCGAATTCAGGCATCTCGAATTGCGGCATTTCAAATTTAGGCATCTCCATCTGAGATCCGTACATGCCTGCGTTCCCTAATGCCGACATCAACTGATCGATACCTAAAGCGGATCTCAGCCCCGCGATGTCAGTAGCAGGGGCTTGTTGTGTTGTTGTTACAGGAGTTGTTGATGCGGTTGGTAGCGCGGGCACAGCTTTAGCGCCTTCGTCTCTTTCTGTCTGCGTCCCACCCCCGAGTCGGCCGCCTCGAGAACCTTTTAGTGAAGCTTGAGCTTGTTTTAGCGCTTCCGTGGCGGCAGCCAGCGTATCCGCGGGCAGCGCCGCTCCCTCACCTAAAGCTTGCCCCGCAAAGCGCCGCCGCATCGTACTTTAAGCCGTATGCTTCAATGTTAACTGGTCTGCTGGGAATCTGTTCGGGTGAAGTATCTACGTAAACTATGCCCTTTTTTTACAACCATATCTAAGGTTTTTACATAGTCTGCTGCATCTTCGTATGATTTAAACGACTTAGCTTCCTTGTTATTGTCAGTATATTCTACTACTTTATTATCCTGCATTACTTTTTTTACATAACCGCCCTTTGGCGCGCAGATCAACCAAGTCTCACGAAACCTTAAATGGGCGAGCTTGGCCACTTCAGCCTCGGTGTATAAAACACATTTTGGTTGCAGTTTACTTTGTGCGGCAGGTTTCTTTGTCTTTTTTAGATTTACTTGAATTTTGTGTTGCCGCTTCAGAGCTCTGGCTTTGTTGCTCGCTACCAGAGGAGACTCGAAGGATTCCTCTAACAGAAATATATCTTCTTCTCCTGTGATGAACGCGAAGTATCGGTCTCCCGCCCGGACTGTGAAAATTTCCTTTTCCGGCCCCCGTGGGATTCGTACCAGTTCCATTTTGTGTGCCTTGCTGGGGGAACTTTACTTCGCCGACCAGTCATCGCCTATGCCCGGTTCCGCTACTAATCTCGTTTTTTCGAACACAGACGCACCAGCATTTACCATGATTTCGGCAAGCTTATCTTTCCAGAAATTCTCCAATCCTTCTCGGACTTCTAGTACGCATTCATCGTGTACCACTGCGATTAAACGCACATCGTTGTTTAGATGGTCATTAAGCTCGCCGAGCGCTACTTTTAAAATGTCCGCACCTGTCCCCTGGATTAGTGTGTTAGCTGCGATTGTCATTCGAGCATCGTCGTACGACAACAACCGACGCCGCCCCAGAGCGGTTCGCGTGTAACACCAGCCGTCTTGGACTAAAGCGCCGCGTTGACGGTGCCATTCCCTCAGGCGCGGGTACGCACTGTGGAATTTACTGTGCAGTATCTTGCTCTCCGACAGACTTAGCTGTACGCCGAACGAAGCCGCTGCGTATGTTTTGAACTTACGGAACCCAATTCCATAAATAAACCCGAAGTTGGCTCCTTTAGCCATCTGCCTCTGTTGCTTTGTGACGTCTGATATATCGCAGTCATTTACTAAGCTTGCTGTGAGTGTGTGCAAATCTATGTCGGTATTGTACGCTTCTTGCATTTGAGGGATGTTAGCTAACTCCGCGAGTAGGCGTAATTCCATCTGCGAGTAGTCCGCGATGATCAGTTTGTACCCAGGAGACGCTACAAAGGCTTCCCGAAATAGTTTTGATCGCGGAACCTGCTGAAGATTCACAGCGAACGTTGTTTTTGTTTTAGTCTTAGCCGTTTTCGGCGCCCCTGCGCACGTAAACCGACCACTGTTGGCGCCCACTTGATTGTAGAAGCTGTGGATCCTGTGAGTTACTGGGTTTATGTTCTGAATCAGCTTTTCAGCATGCTCTAGACTTGTTTCAATTTTTACGCGTTCTCGGTACAGCAGAAGCACTGCATCTTTGCTATCAAACTCCGCCAGCGATATTTGGTTCAGTGTGCTTTTTCCTGTCTCTTCGTTCTGAGGCAACGCGATACCGCACAGGTCAAAAGCCTTTGCCACTTGCGTGGTCGAACCGGGGTTAAATTCCTTGTTTGCCTTCTTGCCCACGGCTACCGCGCCGTCCACTGTCCGAGGCAGTTTGTTTTCTGCGGGGAGTTTCGCGTCTAATGCTTCTACAAATTCTGTTGTTTTTTCGTTTAATTGTGTCTCCAAACTTACCTTAAGTTTATGTAAACGTTCAGTATTAACGTTGAATCCTGTGTAACTCATTTTTGCTACGGGGCGTATGCACTTTGATTCAATACTGTAGACTCCTATTAAAGCTTCCTCGTTCAGTTCTTTTAGCTGCTCCGCTGCGATTTTTGGAAGAATATCGACGTCTGTCGCCGCATACTCGACTTGGTCGAGTGTCAAAGTTTCTGCGCTCCAGTCCGTTTTGCGTTGTTCTTTATCTAGTTCTATCTCTAGTCGACGTTCAGCGACTGCCTTGAGCGAGCAGGATACGTCGGCGAAATAAGGTTTGTTGGATTTAGGTGAGTATTTTTTCTCTTGAAATCCCGCCCTTAAAACTCTTTCGGCTATATACGTGTCAAATATTTTATTCTTGTAGTCGATACCTAAAGAGTAGAAAAACTGTAAATCGAAACCTAAGTTGTGCCCTAGAAGTAGTTCTCGACTCTCGATTAAAATTTTTAACTCATTTAGAACAGATGTTTTGAAGATATCGAATACGTGAATCGTTCGGTCTTCGACAGCGGGGGAGGCGTCGCAGAGCTGAACCAACCGACATTTTGACACCGTGGCCTGAAGCCCTGTTGTTTCTGTATCAGCACATAGTTTGCTGAACTTGTCCAACTCGTTTATCGCCTTTAGTGCTTCTGCGTCTTCGGTGATGTAATTGATTTTCATGAGAGGAAAAGAAAAAACCCCAGCATGCTGGGGTTTGATGATAGGACCTTTTTGTTTCCTGGTCGTCAGCTGTTGTGACTCGCAAAGACACGGTCGATGTAGTCGTCGATGTCTCCCCATGAATCAACCATGGAGCTTCCTTTTTCTGTCGCGCGGACCTTGTAGTACACGCGCTGCATGTACTCCGCCTTTGTGTGTGCGTCGTCCCTCAGGCTGCCAACCGAGACGGCTTTCTCCTGCTCGACCAAGCCGTGATTCCGGCACCAGATCAGCCCCTCGCGCATACCGATATACACCGGTGACACGTGGAACGTACGCTTCCGATCCGCACTGCCTGCGGTATCTACAGGTTCCCACTCCCCTACGTTTAAATTTCGTTCGAACCCTTTGAAAGCCAGACAGGTTTCTCGGACGCTTGTATTACGCCAGAGCATGTTGACGTAATCAGTAGCTGCTTCTCGGAGGGTCACCCAATCGCTTGAGCAACTGCGTAGTAACAACGCAGCTCCTGCAGACCAATAGCTGCTGTGGGCGTTGAGCTTTTCGATCAGCTCTTCAGTAGTTGCTCCTTCCTTAAGAACTTTTGCGTGAGCTCCGTTCCTTACGACAGGTGCTGAGCGTCTGTTGCTTAAGTTACCTTGTCCCTCTCCAGACTTTTGGATAGATATTTTCCAGGCCAAGGAAGCGAGATCTTGATTCTGTTCTCTGACTGAGAGCTCGAAGAGTCGCTGACTGTCGAGCTTCCTCAAGTCGAAGATCTTGGTCAATTCAATCTCGATAGGACCTTGACCGTATTCCCCCGTGGCAGCCAGGAGCGCCACCGCTTCGGTCTGTTTGATTGGGGTATTCCCCAGCAAGAATTGGAAAGGCATGTTCATGTGAGTGGAACGTTGCAAGAGTAAGCAAATACAGGTCAGTATACAAGCCCTTTGAGATTTTTTTCAGATTTCAGCGCCGAATCCTTCCAGCCTCGTCACCCAGATACAGATATCATCCGTAATTCTTTCCGCCATTTGCATGACGTCGACATAACTGATGTCAATAGACATTAATAAATCATCCGTGATCGGTACTCCGAATTCTTCCATAACATACGTAGCTAACGGCATACACACGTCTATACACTCTCCGTCCGCACTATTTTTATAAATGCAGAACATTTTTTTAACGTCTATAAAATCTATGTAAGCTTCTTGGTACCTAACCGATCTGTCTAGTGTGTTGGTCGGATGACCGGACATACACTCATATAATCGATCCCGTATCCAAGAACATAGTTCTACATCTGTTATGCCGTTTGATTTATATTCGTTGTATACCGATCGTATGATGTACGCTATTTCTTTCATGTAGGTCTAGCCCTGCTCCAACGTGCTTGTCCGTGAATGTGCCCAACGCACACCCATAGTTCGTTGTTGGTGGTGTCGTACCAGATATGTCCCACCCTAGGTCTGGGAGGTTGAGCCGCTGTGGAAATCAGCTCACCCTGTTCGAGATCGACTTCGGTTTCCTCAGTGCCACAGTACTCCTCTTTAACTCTAGAGATTTCATCAGCAGGGTTGCTTTTCATGGCGTCAACTTAGCGGAGACACTTTTGAATCGCATCCACAGCTTTCTCTGTGTTGTAAACGTTCACGGAATACACCTCATCGCTAAATCCTCGGCACACATCCGGGATGTCCGTGTTTATGCAGACAGTTGACCACTGGGTACCTGTTGCTGCTTTGAATGTGTTTACCTTTCGTTTGAGGGTTTCGTTGATGTCCGAGTGACCGTCCGTAATCATCAGAATGTCTGCTCGCGAATCTCGACAGCCTTTGTCGACCGCGTGGCTTAGTACGGCATTGAAGCTCGTCCCTCCGCCGAGAATCCAGGTTCCTATGAAATCCAGCATCGTCGAGAGGTTGTTGCTCTTGGGGATTAGTTCGACTGTGTGCTCTATGCGCGTATCGAACAAGTTTATGAAAACTTTTCGGTTTTCTTTCAGTGCTTCTTCCGCGACCACAAATGCGATGGCCTTGCTCCAGAGCTCAGGTTCTCCGCTCATAGAACCGGAGACATCGATATACATAACAACAGGACCTTTGCCTAGATTTTTTTGCTGAGCTGTGTAGTCTTTTGTGAGTATAGTCTTTTGGGAGAATTTCAGGGCAAATAATGCGCGCCCCTGGGGGGTTCCTGCCAGCGCGAGCTCTGCTGGAAAAGCTTTGGTGACATCGTTGCTGAAGGTTGCTCCTGTGATTGCCTCGTAGTTTGCCGAAGCGCTCTTAGCCCTCTTTCGTTGAAGCCACACGCGACGCAGAGCCCCGAGTTTTTTTGTCAGTGCGCGAAGCTGTTTACTGTTCTTGAGCCTGTTAGCTAATTCTTTTTTCTCCTTGAGGTCGTTTGTTTGCCTGCCTTGACCGGGCTGCAACCCGTGGAGAGTAGACAATGCCTCTTCCGTTTCGTCGCTTTCCTTTATTACTTGATCGATAATCTGGCTCGCTTGCGGTTGGAGTCTTTCCGCAGCTTGTTGGATAGCGTCGTTGATCGCCTGATTCAGTGCCTTGCCTGCTCGCCGCGCTTCGTTTGCTTTTTGAGTGTCTCCCTCTTTCTGGGCTTTTTGAAACTGTTCCCTAAGTTCCTGCAGTTTTTTGCCTGCTGCTGTAAGGAGTTCGACGTCGAATTGATTCTCCTCTATCGCTTTTTGAATAACTTCAGATAGTTTGTTGAGGATATTTACGGAGTTGTTCCCAGAGTTGAACTGGTTACCCACGCAACGCGTGAGTAGCTCTGTCCAGCCAGCAGCTTGGGATAAGTCAGCCATGATTGCATACCATATTCCATTCTCTGGTTTATACCCTTCTGGTATTGCCGCGCTATCGCCGTCGCAAACCTTTCGGAAATACTGTTCGTAGGC